GTAACGATCGATGAGTTCTTGGGCAGCGGAGTCAACGACGTATTGGTAGACCCATCTGTTGTTTCCACGCAGGTATCTTCGTTTGTACGCAACAGCAAATATAGGCTCAACACCAGTGCTAGTGCCGGCAAGTATACCAATGCTGCCTGTCGGTGCGATGGCCCGATTAGCCACTGGAATGCTAAGACAAAGCCGTTCAGCAAATTCTTTACTATGCTTGTCACTGACGCCTTTATAAACTGAAAGCCAATTATGGAGTTCAGGGGTAACTTCATATTGTGATCCTCTCTGGATTAACCATTCATGCATTCCCATCAGGCCCAATCCGAGCCGTCTGTTCTTTGCACGAGTTTCGTATACTTTTTCGTAAGGCAGCTTGGCCTTCATTGTTCCGCAGATTAGGAATTTAGTAGCAAGTTCAACAACCTCAGACATTTCTTTTATGTTAACGATACGGCCCATATTGATCGAGCCGAGGTTGCAGACGTCGCTGTCGTCAGAAGACGTAACTTCGGTGCAAGCATTGCGGAGGGTTTCGTTCTCTTTATCAAAGAAGTTGAAGCTAAATCCTGGCTCTGCAGACTTCATTGCCTGATGCACATTCTCAATAAAGACATCGCCAACGTCACCGGTAGCGTAGTATTGCAACAACCAATCCGTATCATAGTTGACCGAGATATTTGTCATATCCAACGGTGCGGGGAAGTTGTAATCCTCAGTCTTAATATCCCACAAGGTTTTGCCGGTTGAGCCGACAGGCATCGATTGCCAATCTTTGGCTTTTAGAAAATCGTGGATGTCACCGTGCTTCCAGTTGAGTGAAGCGTAAATAGCCGATCGTCTTGATCCACCTTGCATAACCCGACGACCAATCTCATTGATCATGTTCATCTTAGGAATAGGACCAGAGGCTTGGCCACCAGTGCGCTGTATGGGCGTTCCTGCAGCACGATAGACGCTGTAATCAACTCCAATGCCACCACCGGTCATCAGGCAGCTTTCGGACTTCCAACTCAAGTCTGCCCAATCTTCACGAGTATCAGCTTCAGCCTGTAACAGATAGCAATTGTTAAAGAATTTGTTAGGACGACCTGCATAATATAGGTATCGACCGCCAGGAATAAACTTCATATCCCTGATGTATTCGTACAGTTGCTGGACCTCATCTTTGGTCAGCACTTCGCCGCAGACATCCGTAACAAGGGTTGACGCTAATGCCTCCCAAGTCTCGGCGCCGTCGTGGCGGTATTTGTGATTGAAGATGTCCTCGGAAAACTTGCTTCGGAACATCGGGTTTAGGTTACTCTTATAACTACTCATCATTATCCTCGGGAGTGTAGGCTAGGTAAAACATGTGGCATTCGGGGCAGGAAAGATTGGAGACCATTGAGAAATCTTCGCTCTCTTCAACTTCGTGATCACCGCCCCAGATCACTTTGGTGCCGCAACGGAGGCAATCAAACATTAGGCCGCCTCTACTAAGTCAGACAGGTCTGGCTCTTCGTACTGGTCACCTTTGAGGACTTTGCCATCATCCCGCAGGACGGGCTTACCGTTAGGGCCGAGCTTGCTCATGTTTGAGGCATGAACTCTGCGCACAGCCTCATCCAAGTCCCAGCCAAAGGTGGCAGCGTAGCCGTTGGCCACGTAAATGACGTCAGCAAGCTCCTTGAGGAGGTTTTCAGCACCTGTGGACTCAGAGACTTCCGTTGTTTCTTCCTTTAGTAGGAGTAAGCGGAAGAGATCCAAACGGCTGTCATGAAGATAGGGCTGATCTAAGTCTTGGCCCATTGAGGTCATAAACTGACGGACCATCGAAAGTGGAGTGGAAGCAAGGTAAGTATTCGGGTCAGTCAGGATTTCCTGATGATCATCTAAATCGTAAGCGGGTATCATTGTTGCCTTTCTAATTGGGAGATTAACCGGTCAAGATACCAACGGGCTTTGTGGAGGTCTTCGAGGGCATTGCCTTTGTAGGGCCAGCGCCAAAGGTACTTGAAGGAGTTTTGCCAGCAGTAGCTCTGGTGGGCGGTGACATGAGCGCCCTCAACCATGGCTTCCATGGCATCGATGCATTCGATACCGGCAGCGTTGTAATGCGGGGGCTTGTTTACCAAATCCATCTCTGGATTGGGATCAAGGTTTTGTTCCTCTCGATCAATGGAGGCCATCCGTTCAACGGGATCGAATGGGCGCACCATCAGTTCAACTTCTTCTTGCTAAATGGAAGGATATTATCCGTCAGGCGCTCACCGATCGCATCGATTAGGTCGGGGTCAGGTTCAAAGTCCACATCATTATCCATGAACTCTGCAACCATCCGCATCATGCCGCCAAGCATACCGACCACTTCAGGGCCTCGCTCAAGCATGAGGCGTAATCCCATAAGCAGATCGAGGCAGTTATTACGCTCTTCGTCGGACAGGTCATCAAGTTCATGGCCAACCAAAATATTCATTTCGCCATCGCCCAAAGATTCCATAATGATCCCAAAGTGATTAGGCTCAAATTTAAATTCACTCATTTCTTCAACCTTCTGATAATGCTGAAAAAGTGTTCAGCATCGATTATAACTATTGGGCTCCTGCGATCTGCTTTCATGATCACCAAGGGTTCAGCCCCGTCAGGGCAGTTACTGACCGCCTGATCGATATGTTTGTAGACAGCGACTTTCGCCAAGGACTTGCATTCAACCGAGTATGGGAAGGCATCCCGTGCGGCCTTTGAGAGTAAGACATCCTCGCCAGCAGCACCCATGGAGGTGGACCTGACGTCTGAGATGTCTAGTTTTGGGAAGGCGGCCAAAATGCGGTCACGCACAAATTGTTGCAGCCGCCGACCTTTCGCCTTCGCAGACGAAGTTGTAATTGGCATTAGGCGTCAACGTACCAATGTCTGGGTGGGTTTTGGGCCGCACTGTTTGGATGAGGCTTAAACTCTGCGTCAGGCCAGCAAGTTGCTAGAAAGTTGCAGAACTCACAGGTCTTACACAAAATCTTTAGACCCGTAGGCTTGCCCCGCCACTTATCATCAATGGGATCAAAACAACGTTTGAACTCGGCTTTGGAACTTATTGCCTCAACATTCTGTTGAATGTTTTGAACAACTGATCCTTGCTCTTCCATTGATGTGTCACAATCAACGACTGCAACCTTACCCGTAGACTTACAAACAACGATCCACCCACCAGGCGGTTTATCCTTGGCTTTGGCATATCCGATCAGTTGGCCAACGTAGCCAAAATCATCGTTTTTCTTCATATGCTCGTAACCTTTGTTCCACTTGTTGGAGAAGGCCCAAGGTGAACAGGATTTGATGTCATAGACTTTGTCGTCAATCTCAATGTCATCAGTGCCACGGATTGTGGTATCACCCACATTCAGTTCAACATCATCAGATCGGCTGGTTATATTTACCCCAGCTATTTTGAGAATGACGTCAGTGATGCATTCGACTGCATCGCCAACCATCATCATCATTTTGAAGTTGTAAGGCTTACGGCTCTCAGTGACGCCATTAGCGGCCATCTGTAACTGGCAAAGGGGGCGACCAACGTTGCTCATACGCAATCGAAAGTCGTTTTTCCCTCTTTGAGTTAATTGACGCCGAAGGGCAGCTTTAAACTGCTCTCCAGCGTCATCTATCCAACTATCATCGACAGTGATGTCGTCGAACTCATCGTTAGATAGCCGATCCAAAGCCAGTTGGATTTGGGTTTCAAGCATTAAGCAGCGTCAACCAAATCTGTATCCAATGAACCTTCGATTGCATCGATGGCTGATTGGTCTAGCTTTTCGTTGCGCAACGCAGCCTCATAGGCAGCATCGACACGTTTGTTCTCAGCACGGATAGAGTCACGCATGGTCTTAATGCTATCCAAAACGTCCTGAGTTAAACCCACTGGGTTTTTAAGATCAGGAGCAAAATGGAATGTGAACCAGGTCACGGAACCGTTTTTGTGCCGTTTCGTAGAGAGGGAGGCTTGATAATCCCAGATATTGCGATCACGAGGGATAGCCTTCAAGAACTCATCATCAAAAGGTAAAAAATTTGTGCCTTTTAACATCAAGATCACTGGCTGGTTTTCATAAACCACTTCTTCGCCATCTACCGTCTTACCAGTGAAAGACACATGGCCTCGTACTTGTCTGAAACAAGTAATGTCGGCATATTTCTTACGCTGTGCTTCAGGTAACTCTCGCAAAACGGATGAAACCGGTTTGCCGCACCGGATGGTGCCATTTGTATCACGGGCTTCTTCACCAAAGTGATTAATGATCTTCGACTTACAGGCGAGCTTTTTTTGCTCGGTATCATAGTGAAGATATTGGAAGCCGTGTTGTAGTGGACGGAATGTAACTGTTTCCGCAAAAGCTACTGTCTCCAAGCCTTTAATATAAAAATGGCCCCTCGGGAGAGGTTTGCCGTTTTCATCATCAACTTGAGAGTTTATTTTCAATTCTGGTAAGCGAGAAGCATTGGTGCCACCTGAATTAGTATTTGCAGCGGATGCGCCCATTTCTTGGGCTAAAGCTGCGACGGACGCTGGGTCCAAAGTTACTTGTGTCATACTATCGTTCATAGAGGTTCTTTTCCTTGTAATAAGAACGTTAAAGTTATGGTCATTTCTAGAAAGCTAGAGATTATGTTTTACCATCGATTCTCCATTAACACAATAGGTAATACACTAGGAAACACAATAAAGAGAAGAAAATTACATAAACCAGTTTTTGCCAAACTCGATCTCGATGCCTAAAGGCAGGACGAAATCGTAGTTCCAGCGGTCACTGGCTTCTTCCAAAACATCCCGCATCGCCCATGTTAGGATTTCCTCAACCTGTCGAACCTCATCGGGATGTGTATCGACCACGATGCTATCGTGTACGGTTAGAATTATGAGTGATTTTATCTGTGTTTCTTTAAATCGGCGAAAGGCACGGATGCAGGAGAGTTGGACCAAATCGTTGCCAAATCCTTGAACGGGAAAGTTGACGATCTGCGTATGATTGCTCACTCGACCGTTTCCGAAGCGTTTAGCATTGGG